TATGTCTAGATTTCAACAACAATCTGGATTTAACTTTGGAAGACAAGCTGAAATAACTCATGAAGAGATAAAGTTTATTAAGTTTATAAACAGACTTAGAAAAAAGTTTAATCATTTATTTAATGATCTTCTTAGAACACAGTTGATTATGAAAAATATTATAACTGATGCAGACTGGGAAGAAATGAAAGAAGACGTCACTTACACTTATGCTCAAGATCAGTACTTTAAAGAAATGAAAGAGGCTGAAAATATGAGAAACAGAATTGATCTCTTAACTCAAATGCAGCCATTTGTAGGTAGATTTTATTCTGATAGCTATATTAAGAAAAATGTTTTAAGATTGAATAATGATGAAATTGAGGAAATGGATGCAGAAATACAAGAAAATCCACCACCTCAGCAACAAGAACAATAAAAATCTTATAAATAAATAAAATTAAGGAATAATTATGTCAGAAGAAATAATTAACGAAGAACAAGAAGTTTATATAGAACATATGTGTGCTAAGCATGTACTTCATCCTGAGTTTGGTGAAGGGTTTGTTCTTGAAGGTCAACATGACGTTCCAGATCAAGACGGATATATTTCTTGGTACTCAGTTCAGTTTGATCATGGTGTTGAAACTATACAAACTGAAGATGTTAGAATCATGCATGAGTCTCATCACGGACACATGATGAAGAAAAAGAAAAAGAAAATGGATGAAGGAGATCAAGCTGAAAAAGTTTCAGAGTCTACTTATATTCAATCAATGGTTGATGATATAGTAGATGGAAGTTCTTCTGCTGCTAAAGAGCAATTTGAAAATGCATTAGCTATGAAAATAACTGCTGCTTTAGATTCTCATAAACAAAAAATTGGTGCAAGTTTATACAATGAAGATAATCACGAAATGGGTCATAATGTAAAGAGTAAGAAAAGAATGGCTCAAGCAAAGAAAAATATTAAAGATGTAGATAAAGTTGATGACCTAAGTGGTGTAGAAGAATAATAATAAGATGTCTGATCACAACAAGATGACCAAAGCTGAAGTCAAGAAAAAAGAGGACATTGTTAAAGGTATGAAAAAGAACTTTAAAGAATTTAGACAAAACTACGGCGACAGAGCCAAAGAGGTTATGTACGCTACTGCAACTAAAATGGCTACTGAAGATACAGAGGAACTCGAAGAAGATGTTCCTATGCCAGTTTACCATGATGTTTATGGTGATGGTATTGTATCAGAAGATAATCATGCTGAACCAGATGAAAATGGTCAGATAGCATGGTTTACAGTTGAATTTGGTCATGGAACCGAAACTGTCTTTGCTGAAGACCTTCATGACATGTATCATAGAATGCATGCAAGAATTGAAGAAGGTGCATTAGGTACAGGTATTGGAGCAGTAGGAGGAGCCGCATTAGGTGGACCTGTTGGTGCAGCTATTGGTGGTGCAGCTGGATACGCAGCTCAAAGAGGTTTGAAAAAACTTGGCAGTAAACTTAAAGCTGGATACCAAGCATTTAAACAACCTGCAAGAGAGCAAATAGAAGTTAATGAAGAACTATCTGGTAATCAACATAAAATTGATAAAAATAAAAATGGCAAGATAGATGCTCAAGATTTTAAATTATTAAAAAAAATTAAGAAAGCTAGAGGTTAATAGATGAGCTCTGCAACCGATAGAGGAACTTCAGTAATGAGTGCTGGTGATGCCAATATTGTAATGAATCAAAAAAGGAATGTAGTAGTACATTGCTTACATCATAATGCTGATGCATCAGGAAATATTTGTGCTAATGTCTCTGGTAGAAGTAATGTTTTATTTAAAGCAGCAAACAATCATTCAATACAGTTATTTAATAAAAATACATCAGGCTTTGGAAATACATTAGCTATTACAGGTGTTACATATTCTTTAACTGGTGTAGCAACTGTAATGAGAGAGTATGATGGTAAAAAAGGTGATAGTGGTAATTTATTAGTACTCGGAACGGGTCAAGGTAATTTTGATTATGCTGGTTACGCTATTGAATGTGGTAATGCAAATGTTAAAGTTAATTTTGCATCTACTACAGAAGGTTTTGTTACACTTGAATTAAGCAAAGGCGAATCATTTGTAGATCCAGATACACAACGATTACAAGCATATCAAAGAGGTTCATTCTAATGAAACTAATAACCGAAGTTAATATAGACTCAGAGATAAGATACCTAGAAGAAGTTAATAACGGTAAGAAAAGTTATTACATAGAAGGTAAGTTCATGGGATATGATGAGCCTAATAAGAATGGTAGAATTTATCCTCGAGGAATAATGGAAAAGGAAGTTAATAACTATCAAGAACTTATTAACGAAAAAAGAGCTCTTGGTGAATTAGGACATCCTCCTACACCAACAGTTAATTTAGATAAAGTATCTCATCTTATTACTAATTTAAAAGTAAATGAAGATGGTGCAGTAATGGGTAAAGCAAAAATTTTAGGTACACCTATGGGTAAAATTGCAGAAAATTTTATTACTGAAGGTGTACGTTTAGGTGTGTCCTCAAGAGGTGTTGGATCACTTAAAGAAAAAGGTGGAATAAATGAAGTACAAGATGATTTTAAATTATCAACTGTTGATATAGTTTCTGATCCTTCTGCTCCTAATGCATTTGTAAGAGGTATTATGGAAAATGCTGATTGGTTTTTAGAAAATGGTATATGGGAACCAAGGCATATTGAAGAAGCTCAAAAGACTATAAAGAAAGCATCAAAGAAACAACTTCAAGAAGCAAAGCTTCAAGTGTTTAAAAAATTATTAAATATAATCAAGTAACATTTTTTTATAAATAGAATAGAACAAAACATAATTAGGAGACAAAGAATGTCAGTCGAGTCAAAAATTCAAGAGCTGCTTGAGGGTAAAACCGAAGGTGAAGAGCAGTTATCAGAAGCAGAGCACATGGCTTCAGCGCCTCAAGATCTTTCTGCTATGAGTGTTGGCAATGTAGGTCAAAAAACCTCGGCTAGCATGAAACAAGATACATCTAGAGCTGGTCAAGCAGCTAATAAAGGTGATACAACTATAATGCCTAACTTAGGTAATTCACCGAAACCAACTGTGGATGAATTTGACGAAGACGAAAAGAATCCAGGTGCTAAGTCAGCTGCTAAAGTAATTTATGCTAAGAACCCATCTTCTATTGCAATGAAGGGTGATGCTAAGACAGCACAAATTCCTGGAGTAACCGGTAAATCAGGAGTAGCTTCAATGACCGTACAAGCTAGCGAGCAAACAGAAAGAAATAAAGATGACGTTGAAAACGTTGAACAAGAACAAATTTTAGAAGTTGATATTACTGAAGAACTTAATAGTATCTTTGGTGAAGATCTTTCTGAAGAATTTAAACAAAAAGCTACTTCAATATTTGAAGCTGCTGTTGTTGCTAGAGTAAACAATGAAATGGAAAAAGTTGTTTCTCAATTAGAAGAGACAAATACTGCTCAAATATTAGAATACAAAGAAGCTGTGGTTGAAAAAGTAGATAGCTTCATGAATTATATTGTTGAGCAATGGATGGAAGAAAACAAAATTGCTATTGAAAATGGATTAAGAACAGAAATCACAGAACAGTTTATGACTGGCCTTAAAGGCTTATTCACAGAATCTTATATTGATGTTCCAGAAGATAAGCTAGATGTGTTAGATGAGTTAGCTAATAAAGTAGAAAGTCTAACAGCAGAGCTAGATGAGACAACTAATGATAATATTGAACTAACTAAACATATGGTGGAATTAAAGAAAGGTTCAGTATTTGAAGGAATAACAGAAGGTTTAGCAAATACAGAAAAAGAAAAGTTAGTTAAGTTATGTGAAGGTGTCGAATATGAAGACTCAAAGACCTTTGCTGAAAAAGTAACAGTTATCAAAGAAAATTATTTTCCAAAAGATAAAGTTAAATCTGCTGAGCAAACATTAGTTGAAGAAAGTGGAACACAAGAGCCAGATCAAGAAGTGTCAGGAAAAATGGCAGCATATTTAACAAGTATTTCAAGAACCCAAAAGTAATAAATAGTAATATTCTAACTAAAGGAGTAAGAAATGTATTTATCAGAAAGCTCAATGAAGAAATGGAGTCCAGTTTTGGAGCATCCAGATCTTCCAAAAATTGAGGAAAACTACAGGAAGCAGGTTACAGCTGTTCTTCTTGAGAACCAAGAAAAGGCTCTCCAAGAAGAAAAAGATATGTTAACCGAAGCAGCCCCAGCTAATAACTCACAAGCTACTGCTGGTATTGACAGATATGATCCAATTTTAATTGGATTAGTAAGACGAGCAATGCCTAACCTTATAGCTTATGATATTGCTGGCGTACAACCAATGACAGGTCCTACTGGTCTTATCTTTGCAATGAGATCTCTTTACGGTAATAGTCGTCCAGACGTTGGATACGAAGAAGCATTGTTTAATGAAGCTAATACTTCATTTGCAGCAGCAGCTCACGATAAGCAAGGTAATAATATTACTGATATTAACGGTGAGCCAAACTTTGCAGGTTCAAATCCAGTAGACGGAACCTATACTCAAGGTAATGCAATGACAACAGCCTTTGGCGAAGCCTTAGGTGATGCAGACGACAATTCGTTTGGTCAAATGTCATTTAGCATTGACAAGACAACTGTAACAGCTAGAACAAGAGCTCTAAAAGCTGAGTACACTTTAGAACTTGCACAAGACTTAAAAGCAGTACATGGTCTTGATGCTGAAACGGAACTTTCAAATATTCTTTCACAAGAGATTATGTTTGAAATCAACCGTGAAGTAGTTCGTAAGATTTACTTAGTAGCTAAAGCAGGTTCTGCAGATACAGCAGTTCCAGGAACATTTAACTTAGACGTCGACTCAAACGGTCGTTGGTCTGTTGAAAGATTCAAGGGTCTCTTATATAACATTGAAAGAGACTGTAACCATATTGGGCAAGATACTCGTAGAGGAAAAGGTAATTTCGTACTTTGCTCTTCTGATGTAGCTTCAGCTCTAGCAATGGCAGGCGTACTTGATTATGCACCTGCACTTCAACCTAACTTAAATGTGGATGATACAGGCAATACATTTGCTGGTGTTATCAATGGTAAGCTAAAAGTTTACATTGACCCATATTCAGCTAACCTTGGTGCTGCTAGTCAGTTCTACTTAGCTGGTTATCGTGGTACATCACCTTATGATGCTGGTATGTTCTACTGCCCATACGTACCTCTACAAATGGTTCGTGCAGTTGATCCACAGAGCTTCCAGCCTAAGATTGGCTTCAAGACTCGTTACGGCATGATTGCTAACCCATATGTAACAGCTACAGCAGGCGGTATTGCTGACGGTGATGCATTTACGGCAGATCGTAACCAGTACTACAGATTGTCTGCAGTAACAAACTTG